GTAATTTCCTTGGCGGACCAGAGTGAGTCTAGGATTATTGCCGGCTACACCACTGAATGTGTAAACACCATTTTCTCTTGTGACAACAAAATTACCAGTGGTTGGTACTGATTCAGCAAATACATTGACCGAATCCGGACCGCCAGGTAACCAGTAGTATTGGCTAAAGTTTACAAACTTGTCAAAGTCAACAAATGGGTCCCAGGTATAGTATTCACTGGTGTATAATTTGTCGGCATGATTGGTTATGGCTCCTTGAAGGTCCAGAGCGTCAATGATGCCTGGGTAAGTGATTGAATCCTTGACAGTGTTAGTATCAGGTTCAATGACGATAACACCTGGTTCAAGCTGATAATCTTGTCTCTGCGCTGAAGATTCTGTGACATATTTGTCATTGGCGTTTACTCCAGGTCCCACACGACGGCCCACAAATCCTTGTATTTTCTTTGTTGAAGGTTCTTGTACCAGTTGGTCTAGCGTGGCTCCGAGGAATTGTTGGTTCGTAGAGGTTTGGAATATTTCTGGTAGGAACTCTACCGTGCGCACTCGTGCCATATTAAATCACTCCACTTCCAGGGGCAGTACGGATGTTAGTGCTGGTCAATGCTTCAATAACTTCAATATTATTAACATTGGCTGCATTGACAAATATTTGATTTGGTGCTGATCGTATTTCATATAGATCACCAAAACTTTTCTGAGGATTCAATGGTACTAGAACAACGGAACTAATCACCCCGGCCATTTCGGCGTGGAGGTATCCGGCTAGTTCCGAGAAATAAAATGTATCTCCAAAATCCCAAGCGTCAATATTGAAATAATTGTTCATATTTGTGACCACTAGATTTTTGATCTCGCTGACGCTGGCTGTGCTATTTGCAGCCTTGATTACCTTGATAGTGGCTCTGAGTTCTTCAGGGGCCTTCTCACCAAACAAAGGTTGGAAAGTCACTGAATTCAAAATCATAGTATCACTGATCATCTTGTAATCTTGGAGTCCTGAATATGCTACACTGAGTTGTTCTATAGTGGGAAGACTTGGTTCAGGCACTGTGCCAGTGGTATCCCTGATATAGTTAGTATATGCTGTATAATATTCTTGGGTAACCAGATATACATCAATGATGTTGGTAGTACCTGGATCGATCCTACTGGTCAGAGGACTGTTGTGACGATATTGGAAATATAGATCCTGTCGACCTACCCTGGCAATAAATGAATCATTGACCACAAGATTTCGTGTGCCGGTCACTGGATCAATTTCTAATGTGTAAAATATTTCGCTGGTATAGGCATAGAATATTTGTCCTGCTACATATTCTCCCTTGACCAATTCAATGTCATTGAGGGTGCCATAGTCTGAATTCACTATACCTTGCTCCACCAATAGGTATCTTTGTAGATTATCAAAATCTACTGTTTGCTGTAAAAATACCAGTTTGAGATTGGAATTAACATCAGGAGCTACGATGTCGTTGAAGAAATCTGGATTGTCTGGTGTACCATCAGCATCTGCATCATTGAATGACACAAGTACTTGGAAGTCATCAACTAAGCCATCACTTTGAATAGGTTGTCCGGTAATACGCAGGCGTGTGTCCCCGGCCAATGGCAATGCAGAATCTGGTTGGCTATTGGTCTTTAGTACATTGATAAAGTCTCTGATAACCGTACCGGTCCTGCTGTCATATATCTGCTGATCTCCGTAGAAGAAGAAGCGAGTTTGTAATACACTTCCAAAGAAATAATCCAATGCACGGCTAGTCAAAGTATAGGTACTGCCATCAGTATTAAAAGACATGAACCAACTTGAATCACTGTTTACACCGGCATTACTACCTGCATTGGTTTCACTCCAAGGTGTGGTTGCTGGTGCTAAGTTGGTACTGGTAATCAAATACCAGGTGCCAGCTGTTCCTGTGACACTGCCTAGACTATCATAACCTATACCAAAGTTTCTGTATAAACGAATTTGTTCAGCCATCTGAGTTTCAAAAGATGTTGGCCAATCAGTGACAAAAATTGGAATCACCTGGGCCGCGATAGCATTGGTAGGTACATAATTGTTTAGGGTAACCGGACCTTCACCATTGGGTAGATTACCTAATCCCTGGGCAGTTCCATCGGTGATCACTCTCACAGGACTGGCCCATATCACTAGTTTTTCATCAGGCCGAGTGGGAGTTCCTGCTTTGAGTCGATTGTTGTTATCAAAATAATATCCAGCAGGTGGAACAAATTTAACCAACGAACCTACCTGTATGTATTTTTTATTGTCGCTGGTATATGGCCCAATAGGCAATGGTGCTCCACTATTGATCCCTTTAAAATATCCTGTGGTAGTATTGGCCAGACTGGTGCTGAGATTCCAAGCACAGTTGACCACCAATAGATTTGGTCTTGGATACTTGGCATAATAGAACTGCTGTGCTTGACTATCTACTAGCAATGGTTGTGCTTGATTGGCAATGGTATCTGCGATTTCATTGGTGGTAGTCCAAGTGAATGCAAATGTAGGCAAACTATAGTTTTCATACAATGCACCATCACTGCCAAAGGTATTTGTGCTGGCATATTTTCCTGTGTTGTCGACCAACTCAAGGTATCGACTAGTTCCAATGCTGGCTCTGTTTAACGCTTTGCTCTTGATGATAGAATTATAAGCAGTAAACGGAAAGTTATTATAATCTTCTCCGTTGACCATCCTGTTTTGAGTATAGTAGCGGGCAGGCGCACGTTGCTTGATGTCGTCGATGCTTTCTCTTGGCTGTGCATTGCTGACCGGAGTGGTGATGCCACAATTGAATGTTATAGTTTCTAACTGACCTGTGCGGCTGACATAACTGATAGGAATCGCCACAGACTGCATTTCTTCTGGGTTAATGATATACTGCAATCCGTTGCTGGCTCTTACATAGCATCTGAACTGTCCCACTGGTATGGCACTGAATACTCCGTCACCAAAATTTAATGTTATTTGATCATTGGTCCTGCTGGCAACACTGAATACATCTCTGAGACCAATGGTGGCAGCTTTTTCCGCAGCGGCTGCGTACACGCTTTCTACATACTGCCATTCAGTTGCGATACTACCTACGTTGTCTAACTGATACAACCAACGATCATCGTTGTTGACGCCTTCAATGTTGATATTCACAGAACGATTGCTCACACGATCTGCTAGATTAAAATCTTGATTTTGCAACACGCCCTGTTTAAAGTAAAAGAAATATCCTGTGTTGGCGCTGTTGAATCCCAATTGATCGTTGCGGAATTGTATATTAAAAATACCATTGGGTCTGGGACTAGGTTCGTATATGTAATTTTTTCCGGCGATGCTGGAATTTACAGCTTCAAAAGGCATACTGATACCATCAACAGTGGCTGTGTAAGGTATCACAGGCAAGTATCCAGGAACCAAATTAATGCTGTATTCATTGGTATCTACACCAAGTATAGTGGCACGATTTCCCGGACGTCCGATCCTTTGGCTATTGACCAATGAGGCATTGATAATGGCTGTGAATTGCTCTTGCCAGTTGAAATTGGTAGGATCGGCCCAGTTCACTGTGACATTGGATAGATTGATTCCATTGAAATCTGTGACGTTTTCTGTGGTGGTCACACTGAATACTTTGAGATATCCAGACGCTGCGATGTTGCGCTTGGGAGTGTAACTCACAAGATTGGCAAGACGTACCACTGAGTCACGACGCTCTGCTGTGTCGAGATAGTTTTCTCTGGTATTTAAATCCGTGCGGAAGGCCAATGACTGGCCCATGAATGCCATCACATCTAGTAGGGCAATAAATTCCGAACTCTCGATGTAATCATTGAATGTTTCGGGATAATACAGGCGCAGATAGTCCACAAAACTCTTGCGTAGTGTTTCAAAGTCGTAACTCTGGAAATCAGCTTCGCGATAGGTTTGATAGATTCTTTTCCAATCTTCAACCCCGAATATAACAGTTTGTCTTGTAGTAGTGGCCATGGTCTTCCGTTGTTCTTGTATTTATGGAACCAAAAAACGGCTCAGTTATACATAGCTGGCATTGCGACTTTGCTGATCAAAAAATATGCTCAATCGTTCTGCGTCAGTGCTGGGCAATATAATGATTTCAAGTTGTATCAGCATACCATTTTGTTGCGAAAATAGTTGTATATCTCCTATCTGCAACCTGGGATCTCCGCCGGCTACACGCTGTATTTCACTGAGTATAGATTGTTCTGTTACCGAGTCTTGATTTTCAAATAGATTATCCCATAAAGATGTACCAACTTGCGGGCGCCCCGGTAGTTGTCCTTGACGGATATTAAATGCGTTTAATAGATCTCGTTTGACCAATGGTCCATCGGTCAGCGTGAATTTTTTATATTGATTTTGTGTGTTGAATCCAATGAATGCAGGCATAGTGAATGTATTTAAGCCTCGGGATTACCTGGGGCAAACCGGAACTTACCATCTTCGTCGGACACGACAGGAACAACAACCGCGACTGCGGGCGCGCCACCAAAATTCAAATTAGGTATCTTATCGTTGGCTGCTATATCAGTGACCGCTTGATCTAGATCCTGTCTTATGGTAGTATCCGAGTAGCCTGGAATTTCAGGAATCGTGAGTTTTGCCGAACTATTTGATTCCATGAAATCTATGGCATATTGTGCTTGGCGAGCGTATTCCGTCAATACCGACGCAGTATTGCTGTCAACCTGTCCGTTGATCCATTTTATAACTAAATCTACACCATAACGTGCTGCTGGTTGCACAAACGTGGCTTGTAGTTTTGCAGATTCGTCGCCAAAAAATACTCCTGCTTGGAGCAAGCCTTCGTAGGCACCTATCATTAATTGTATCTGCGCTGTGTTCTGCAGATCAGCACTGCTGAGATATTCTAATAGACCATTGACCCCATTGAGTCCAGTCCATACACCCGGACTATCTAGTACGATCGAAACCAACGCAGGACTCGTGATCAATGACAAGGAAGCCGGTTTGATATATCCGGTCAACACCAAACTAGAAACACTCTGCCCATAAATTCCAATGCCCCTGGTTCCTAATTCGGTGCCGACGTAGACAGGGTCACCCAGCAAGTTAAGTTGCCATCCCTCTAATAGATTTCCATCAACATCGTAGGCCGGATATGTGGCAGCCCTAGCGGCTTGTGCAGTGAGTGCTGTGACTTGTTGTGGAGTTATCATACGAAAAGCACCGGTATAGAAGTTAGAGCCGGTAATTCGGCTAAGAAATTAGCATCCGATATGGGATTATTGATCACTGTGGTGGATACTTTTTCTGCTAGTGTGACTGCTTTAGTGGCCAATGAATTCACAGTGCTTGTGGCTGATCTGACAGCGGACGTTGCGTTTCCGGTGGCTTCAGTGGTATCAAGATCCGTGATTGCACTTACTCCTTGATTGTGATACGCATATGGTTCATGTGTGGGGGCTCTGGTCACGATGGTGGTCAACAATTTTGGCCTAGACACCCAGCCTTGAGAAGCTGTTAACACAGTGTCTGGAAGTTGGAATCCCGTTTGCACATTGGGTGTCACTACAGGTATGGTTGATCCACCATTTAAATTGATCACGCCGGCCTTTAAGGTCAAACTAGAACCAGCATTCCAACTACCTACCTTGCTTTCAAAAGCCATCCTTGAATCTGTTTTTAATCCAAGGCTACCTTTGGAATACATGGTTAATTTTTGCTGTCCAATCATTGACATGCTGGTGGTGGCTTCGAAGGCCACACTACTTTTGCTTTTCATCCTGATAGGACCACCCGAGTACATGTTGATTCCTTTGTCAGCATGCAAATTAAGTACGCCCTGCGTCCTTACATTCACCGAGTTAGTACTGAATATATCCACGGTTCCTTGTTTGCCTAACTCAATCCAGGTCTGACCATTGGCATGAGTGATATAGAAACAGTCTCCATCGTCACTCATAGTGATCTGATGACCTTTGGCAGTGCGGATACGGATCAATGCGTCGGTACCTCCCACATCACCATCATCCATCACGAAAGTATGGCCGCCTTGACGACCAATCACAGCAACATCCTGGTTGGACACTGTGAGGCCTGCATCTAATTTACTTTTTAATACCTTGGGGTCTATACCGCTTTGATAAATTGGTTTTCCTGGTGTGCTGATACCATACACTGAACTAGGACTTTCTCGTTGACTATTGCTGCGAATGCTGCCGCGTACCGGATCATTGATAAGTCCTTGCTGATAAAGGATCCTGGCCACTTGACTTTGTATAGGTTTGGCTTGTTCCCAGAATCTTGGGTTAGCAGAAACATTGGGATTGAGACCATTGATTTCTGTCACGGGCAGCAAGTTGCTTCCGGCTAACAATCTCTGTTGAGCAGCATTGGCAAATGTAAATTTGCTGCTGGACCCAATGGCCGGAATCATATGATTCATACTTTGTTCAGGCACACATCCTAGATAATATCCCTGGCTAGGGTCTCCTGCTACGAAAAAACAAATAACTTTGACCCCAAGGTCAGGTGGGGTAAACCACATACCATAACTGTTTGGATTGCCTGGATAGGTGCCCGATCCTGTGCTGGTGCCCAATTGCGGGGTTGATCCATAAAATGGGGGGCAATAACTGACTGTGCGCCACAGGCTAGGATCAGTGAGATTGGGTTTGCCATTGGGGGCGGTGGCTCCAAATTCAGCGATATACACCTGTAATCGACCACTGCGTGTGTTGTCGACATTGTTGACCACTACGCCGATATATGGCCCCATTTCCGCAGACATACCACCACGATCAAATTTGTAGTTTTGTGGTTTGCCTCGGCTTCGTTGTATATTTTCTGACATGTGTTATACGATCATAATTTTATGTGTCAAAGGTATTGTAATCCACAGAATAGTTTGAAATACTTTCTTCAACACCACTGTCATCGCCGGGCGCTGCTGTCTGAGAATTTCCTTGTACTGTAGAATCTAATCCAACCAGACGTTCATTGGCCGAGATAGGTTGGCCAGTGGTAGAATCTATCTCAGTGTTATTTACTGTACCTACAGGTTGGCCCGAAGAAGTTGGCGGCACAGTGGTTTGATTTATGACTTTTGACAAGGTACCGCCTAGCACATTTGTGGCAGCGTTCAACAGGCCTGTGACCGCCTGGGGAATACTGGTTGGAAGATTTGGCGGGGTTGGAGGAGATGACAATATGGGTCCAATGGCGCCTGGCAACAATGTGGTAGTTCTTATTCCGGTACCAGAAACAGTATTTTGCCGTGCCTGTTCGGCTGCTTTGTACGCATCACTCAGTGCCTGTGACTGCGGGAATCTTCTAAGTTGTCCTTGAAGTTTTTGGGTAAACTTACCTTTGTTAAATTCACTGATCACCCGGCGAGCGCTATATATGCGACTTTGAACTGCTAGTCCAGGTTTATCATTGCCGCGGTCGGCATTGTAATTATTTTGTCCCGGATCTAGTAACCCTGTGTTAAGGTTATAATCCACTGGCTTGTTAAAGGCTATTTCAAATAAAATTTCTTGCGATTCAAAATTTATTGTTCCGTCTGGCAGGAAAGCACTGGAGAAAAAATTCTGTCCCTGAAATATGTCTTTGCCAACGGTGTACCCCCCAAAAAAAGCTTCACCCTGCTGTAGCCAAGCAGGATCTCCTACGATAGTCATATTAGTGTTGCCAAGATCAGTGGGGTTATACAAATAATCTGCTAGGTTAGCCGATACTTCATTCACAATACCTCTGGCTTGTTGGCTACTTTCGTTACTCCTAGGCGCTGGCATATACCTCTGAAGGTCGTTGGCATTAGATGTATCTACGGCTAGTGCGTTGTTATATCCGCCGCTGAGAATTAAACTGTATTGGCTTTTGTATTCTTCTTCATAACTTAGCACTGCTGTATTTTGTCCGGTAAACCAATAATCATATCTTTTATGCACGCCTTTAAATCCCGGCGGTGTGAACCAAGGCTTAGGTGCATTATTAATTCTATAAGGAGTTATAGTATATGTGATCTTATATGCATAGTCGTTGCGTTTGCTATCCATTGCGTAAGGTACCACTGAGAAAGATGTCTTGAACCAAGCTAAATTTTTTCCTGGGGTACCATTTGGTTCTAACGCTCCTGTTTTTTCGTTGGGAAGAAATGTGGCTTGTTCCAGTATGTAACTGCTGTTACGGACGATCTGATCTATTACCGATACCAACTGTTGTCCCGCAGTGATGGCTTGATTTCGTGACTTGATATCCATGGATTGACGCTTAGAATCAATTTGATCTGTGGGTTTGGTCGAAGTTGGCATACAAGTACTAGCCGTGACCAAGGCAATGGGAGAGCCATGAGACACCTTGGCATCAGCAATGATAGAACTGCCATTGGGGAATTCCACTGCGTATATGTTGGGATATTCTTTTTCGCCTTTGCGAACAAATTCCAATTCATATTGATTCATCGCTTCCATGAGTCCCTGACGTAGAGTTTGGGAATTAGATGGTGCCGATAATGCGTTTTGAGGAGCAGACAACACGGTTTTTATATCAGTGCGTCTTGGATCCGTGGCAGAAAAATTGTCTCGGGCCTGCTGGGCCTGCGTTATTTGATCCACCGAAGACGTATATACATCAGCCGATCCAGCCAACATTTCTCGAACTGACTTTCCTCCAAGTTCAACATTATAAGGTATAGTGGCATAAGCGGTGCCAGACGCAATGTCGTATTGCGAAACCGTGGCTTCAATATTGTACTCCACTAATTTACTGCTGACCTTGAATTTAATATTGTTGATGCGCAAAGGATACCATTTTTCCACAAACGCATTGGGATCGCTGGACCCGTCAGGATTAGAAACGCCGCCGCGCACAAGATTTCCATTTTGGTCGTAACCATAAAATTTGATCACTAAGAGATAATTTTCTGCTTGATAATTTCGTTCTTTACCTTTGGCTACACCTTGATTGATCGGGCCTAAGAAAGAGTTTACCGCTGCGGCAAGATTGTCTAGAAAACTTATACCATTGGGTTCAACTATTGTGATCCTGGCGTTTTGAACATTGTGGCTCCATCCAGATCCCTTGCCCGCGATTCTTGAATCCAATGTTATATTTTCGATGTAATAGTCATTGCTGAAATAGGGATTACGACCTCCTACTGGGGCTCCTCCGCTTTGGAACAGCAATTGACTGCCTGATATATCTTTCTTTCCTGTACGCACCATACGACCTACCGCTTCCACGGTCTGTAAATATACCGATGCCACATAGGTATAACTGGAATATTGATCTAGCACATTGGCCAATGGTACTATTTTTTCATCCTGGAAAATGGCATCTATTTCAGCGCGGGTGGCAGTGGCCCGGCCAACGTCTTCGTTACTGGCAACTACACCTGGATTGCCGCCAGGCACAGCATCTGCAGGTCCATCGCGACCGTCCAGTGTTGGATCTAATCTAATCGGCCCTGTGGAATTCGTTCCTGCGATTTGTGCCGGAGTACCTTGTGTGATAATTCCTGGTCTTAGTTGTCCGTCGGTGCCAAAATCTTGAGCGTCAGGCACAAAAGTTATGGCATTGCTTCCGGAGGTAGTGTCCGGTGGTGGTTTCACTCGGCCATTTTCCAACAGCTCAGGCGGAGAGTTAGGTGCCTGGGTCCGAGCATTATCTACCGTGGCCTGATCATCATTCTGTACTATGTTGCCGGCGCTGGTTCCACCAGCATTGAGTTGCGATATTTGTGCGATAAGTTCTTCGATGCGGAAGGCCACTTCTCTACGTGCTAGTGAATTTGCTACTACTTTATCGTATATAGGTCCAGATGTAGGACTCCCGGCCTGATAATATTCTTGAGCAAGCGTCTGGGACTGGGCATTTAAATTCTGTAGCTCAAATTGGGCTAACTCCAGCGCCCTCTGCAGTTCTGAGAGAGTGGCCATGTATTAGAACCCTAGTGCTTCCTGGAGTGTGGTTATTTTAGGCAAATAAATCACAGTCCCAATTTTAAAATCCAATGGCGGTGCTTGCAGTGTATTGGGATTACGCTGATAGAACACCCACCATAATGTGGCGCTTTGATATAGATCAAATGCCAACATGTCTGGTCGATATTGATAGGTCTGATTGATTTCAAATTGGATGTCGTCGGGTCTCTTAGGTATCACACGATTGGTCATGACATCAAGATAAAATTGTGTGTAACCCGTGGTAAAATAAGGGCTGGTTGAATCGTACTGTGCCATTACCAGAATCCTCCTTTGAGTAAGTTACCGTTGGCAAAGTTCTGGAGGCTAAATTGTTTGCTGACCTGCGATCTTGTTTGCACCGGTAATAGTGTGATTGAAATTTCCATTTTGGTAGGCACATAAGTTGGATTGTCTTGTCCCAATGTAGGCGGGGGAATCCTCTGATCCAAGGCACCCGGAGTCAATCCCACTGATTTCAATCGATTCAATGCATAACTAAAAGGATTGCTGCTGACTGTGCTGCGATTGCGAGCTGTTAACAACGTAGTACCATTGGTAAAACTACTCCTGGCTCGTATATAGTCCACGTCCGAGGGCAGGTTATAATTGAAGTTACTAATCACACAGGGGTGGTCTGAAAACTGATATTCTCCATAGCCTGTGAGGAAAACCAGTGGCGGTGGCGCGCCACGCAATGAGTCTTGGCCGTAAAACATCTTGGTCGCGCTGCGGAAGAAATGTATCACTGCCAAGAGATACTCGGCTTCCGCAGTGTCTTGCGCTGTGAATTGAGCTTTTATGTTCAATGGTTCTACGGAACTATTCCTATAAAAATAACCTTTGTAGTTTGAATGGGTCAAATTGTAAGCTTCGTAATCGGCCTTGTATGCGGTATCTATGCTTGGTGTATAGGGAAATACTACACCACCTGTATCAAACAAGGGCTGTAATATACCGGCATTTTGTCCTCCATTGGCATTGTAGAGATAGTTGCTACCTTCTGCCAAGCGTAGTCGTACCCGCCAGTCACCATTCCTGGCGATATTTTGCTTTTGCTCCCGCAATGCTTGCTGTTGTCTTAATTGATCAGTCAGTGCTTGTGTAGTAGACGCTTCGGCCGTTCTAAACGCCGCATTGATTAGATTAGGATCAGCACCGGCCAAAGTTAAAGTTTGAGCCAGTGTGTTCAATAACCCAGCATCGGTATTGATATCTACTCCAGTGGCAGTTCGTATTATATTTGCTAGACTGATATTTGCGGCTGCTGTCTGACCGGGCACTGGAGTAGGTGATGACAATATCCTAAGTGCCTGGTTGACTGCTGCTGTGTTTCCGCCCAGTGCAGCTACCACTGCATTCACTGCTGAATTTGCACTGAGGCCGCCGGTAG